CCATAAACCTGTTGCTCGATACCTGTGTACCCAATATCGAACCTAATTACTTTCCAGAGCTAACACCACTACATTGCTAGTTTATCGTTTAATTAGACGGCCGAAACAGTAGGGAGTCCCTTGCGCAACAACCGCGACGAAGTCACTACGGGACCTCTGGAAAAATGGTAGGCGATAGAGGTAACGCTCCCCTTCTTCCTGCGTGTAAAACAGGCACACTTCTTTTATGTTAATCGCCCTATACTTCTATGAGACCTTGGAGCGGGATAGGGGAATCAAACCCCTTTCATCAGCTTGGAAGGCTGAGGCACAATCAATATACCAATCCCGCATTATAGTGACTACAGCGACTGGGATGCTATCTAGCCCACTTTCACCAGTCGTAGTCCGGACAACGTGCTGGACTTTGCAAGCCTAATCCCCTTTAGCTATCAGGAGGAAGCTCATCCCAGTCGTTGTAGTCACTATTAAGTTGTCAAAGAGCAATCAATCATTAATCTAGTTATAATCGATCTTGCCGTTTCAGTCAACTGCGAATTTTTCTAGTGCTTTCAACAGTCAAACTCAAATCGATCGAATTTCTTGGATAATGGATCAGTAACTTTTAGTCTCTTTCCATCAACCAATTTACAGCGTTCACATCCTCGAACGTTATAGACAACAGGAACTTCTTCAGCATGCACTCATGTAATCGCAAGTGAAGATGCCATAGAGAGTGCAACAAGCAGTATTTTCATTATAAATCCTAATCACAACAAATTGGAAGCAGAGCCACGAGTCGAACGTGGAGAGTCTAGTTTATGAGACTAGATGGAGGCCCCCTCTCCCTGCTAAATGGTGACGGTAATTGGAAACGAACCAATCTTGGAGGCCTTATGAGAGCCGTTCGACACCTTGCCGACCTACCGCCTTATAATTGGCTGGGGTAGAAGGTTTCGAACCCCCGCATCCTAGAGTCAGAATCTAGAGCCTTTCCAGCTTGGCTATACCCCATTAACCGTGAAATATTTTGTGCAAGAATGAATCCAGCGCGACTAAAAACAACACGAATGCTGTCCAGTCTGCGAGCGAATTCCATGCCCAACTATTATAAGCACCTACAAGTAATGCTAGGATAATTCCTAGAAGGGGAACTATCAAATGCAGCAGTTTGCTTTTAAACAGTGCAATAACCCAAACTAGCATACTTTGTTCCTAAAAATGGAGCCTCTACCCGGAATCGAACTGGGTTATCTGGAGTACAAAACCAGTGCATCGCCATTTATGCTTTAGAGGCAGAATGGAGGAAGAGAGGCAGTGTCGATCTCCATACCCGAGGGGTACCACTAGTTTTCAAGACTAGGCTGCGAGCCGTCGCAGTTTCTCTTCCAAAATTTAATCTTTAACTAACTTATTTTTCCTTAGCCACGCATTATATCTATCAGCGAAACTCTTTCCGCCTACATTGTTGTTGATAGTATCTTGCAAAAATCCTTTAATCGTAGCTTTATCTTCTTCCGTAACATATCTAGAAGTTTTCCATTCATAGTAAGATTGAAACAAATAGTCCATCTTCATGACTTAAACTCCCAATATATATGGCGGAGTCGACAGATGCCGCCTCTGACTCCGTTCGGAGCACACTGCTTAGCAGGCAGGTCTAGGAACTGTCCTAGTTTCGACTCCTATATTGCTCCGTATCCACCAGAGTTCTTTCGAAAACATCTAATTCGTACTCGAGTTCATCACAACGTCCTTCAAGAGCGATTGCTTCTTGACGAACTTCTCGGTTGCGCCGTCCCAATTCTGATATTTCGCAGTTAGCATCATTCAAATCAGCCCTAACGTCGGCCAGTTCAGCTTCCAGCTGAAGTACCAGATCAACCAACTGTTCGCGTGAGAAATCTGAAAAGCGAGCTTTCATATCACCACCTATCGAGACGATTCACTTCTGCCAATGATTGACGATCGTTCTCAGCTTGCCAACTGAGTTCTGTAATTCGCTTCTCTAGTGCTGCGATCGACTTCTTATAGCCTTCGATATCAGCCTTCTGAGCTTCGTATGCATCTTCGTATGCAAACATCTCTTTAGTTGCGGAGTAATAGTCTTCCCGCAAATAAAGAACTTCTTCGACTAGCTTCTTGAAGAATGCAGTACCAACTTCAGTAGTCGGATGATTCTCCAAATGCTTAGGCGTTAGCCACCCAACGATCTGCTTCAACGCCTCATCAGAAGGCGCCATCTTCGATTCGATTTCTTCGTCAGTCAGTTGTTTCACAGTAACCTCCATAACGAATTGGTACCCCCGAAGGGTTTCGATCCCTCTTCTCCGCGGTGAAAGCGCAGTATTCTAGCCACTAAACTACGGGGGCTTGTTCTGTTGTGTTCACATCATAGTTATAATATAGCAGAGATCTTCGGAATTGTCAACGATTGAATTTCTCTGCTGTGTCAGTCTGTTAGGCGATCTTGTCTTCTAGGTCCGCCTCAATTCCGTCAAAATCAGTTCCGTACGTGTGTGTCTCTCTCATTCCATTCATCGGAGTAACAGCAGTAATTCCTAATGCTTTACAAACATATATTTGTTCTTTAGGATTACCTGTTCCAGCTTCGAACATTCCAAATGGAGCTAGAAAGTCAATATCGAATAACGGATTAGTTTTATCAATAGCATCTAGGATAACAGACAATTGATCGGTATTCAAATTCTTAACCATTAGCTTAGTATTTATACTATTATCTCTGCAATATTTACTAAATCTAATTAAAAAATCTAAATTTGCTTGAGGATCTTGATCCCAAACTGAATCTAGATTGTCAATTTCAGCAGAATAGTATCCTTTTGCACTATATTCAGCGAACCATTGCTGAACTTTGATCTCCCATCCACCTTGATGGTACCACTTATCTTTCCAATCGGAAGATGATGTGTCGATTCCTACCGACTCAGCATTATCCTTGACTTCTTGTGCTTCTGCCTTTGACCATGACATCATTCCTGGCCCAACAAGATATACGTGCTTGAGAGCGCCTTCTGCATCGACTGCGGCCATCGAAGCTTCGAACTCATCACCAAATCCAGGATCTCCTCCGATCAGTACGGAGGTACCGTACTTTGATACGATATCTCGTACTGTCGAAGGCGAGAACTGAGGCTCCGTCGAACTATGATAGAACCTGATTACGTCCCTACGTGACTTAACTGTGGATTGCATCTTTTTACCCCTGCGTTGACATTCTTAAGCAACTTGTCAGCGCAATGAGTAGCAGCCCAACTGTGTGGCTTAACCAATGGGACAATGTTGCAGCTCTGCTTGATATAGCCAACAGCTTGGTCGAGAACTGCAGAACTTGCATGTCTACGATTGCTGTTGATATCCAAGTGGATTTCAACTTCACGGTCACCAATTGATTCAGCAAGCTCCAAGTACAGCTGAGCTGCCTTGTAAACTTCGTTCATCAATCTATACGTAGGCTTCTTGACATTTGCAGTGTAATCTGCTTCTGTGATCTTCTCACCGAATATCTTGCAGCCATTACGTCCATTCTTATGGATAACAACAACCACATAGTAATCAGCGTAGCGAACACCATGTCTCTTGTACGACTCAGAGTCGCATCCGATATAGATCTTAGATGTCTCTGATTCGTTCTCGATGAAACGCTTGATATGTTCTATAGTATCGGTCTTCATTTGAATCACCATGTGGTTTATTAACTATTTATCAGATATTTAGTTAACTGTAGTAGATTAACCGAATAGCTGTACCTAAATCTTCTATCCGATGATGCTGAGAACCAATAGAAATATTGACGAACTCAGCATCAATCGTAATCTTTCGATCGCGATAAACAAGATAGCATTGCTTGTTAGCATCACATTGACGATGCATTCCAGCTTGTTCTGCAATCGCTAGAGATTGCGCCTTGATTCGCTTTGCATCCTCAACTCGATGTCCTGGCTGGCGCAAGTATGCGACCAACTCAAAGAATCGAACAGCACGATCTTCTTGTTGCGAATAAACAGTCTCTGCTTGTTCAGTGCGAACAGCACTTACAGATGCAGAACATCCAGCCAGCGATCCTGCCAACAAAACTAGTGCGAGTTTGCTCTTCATAACTTTTCCTCAGTTCCTGTGTAAAGATGAGTAACGTCTTTGATGTCACCGACGCTAATATTTCGGGTTGCTCGACTCCACACATACTGAGCATCATTATCATATCCTGTCAGATCGGCAGGAACATGATACACTCTACCAGACTTCGTTGTAACAGTCTCCTTCTCCATATCATTCGTGATGATAGGTGAAGAAACGCGACCTTCTCCGCAATATCCTACGACATGATCAGAGAACGATCCTGCCATCTGAGCATTGGATGTGTTACGTTCATTCCAATGTACTCTATAGATACGCCATCTTGCTACTTGAGACAACGGCTCATCAACTACTGATTTTGGCTTCCAGATCGGCATGTTAAAATATCCTAACGTAATTGAGGATTGCGAAACCGACTACCGCGACCATCGTAAATATCGACAACAACAACAAAAATTCTTTTAAAAGTTCCAAGACAACCTCCCTTCCGTTAAGGATAATGCTTTGATAAATAGTATCGTTGGGATTAACCCATCTAAATAGATGAGGGGTTATGCACACAAATCGTAAACGTAATAGATTATCTAAGCGACGATTTGTAATGTTACAACATTCCATTTTAGACCAATTGACTGTGATTTCTCATAAGTTAACCGATCTACAGAAAAGGATAGATAATATGGCAATCAATCTAGACGCACTTGCTTCCGAAGTTTCAGTAATCGAAACAGTACAAGCATCCGCAGTTGCCCTTATCCAAAAGCTAACAGCAGAAATTCAAGCAAATCTAAACGACCCTGCTGCACTTCAAGCACTTGTTGACAAGATGAAGGCATCCACAGACGCCCTAGCATCTGCAGTTGCTGCAAATACGCCAGCAGTTCCAGTAGCACCAGTCGTTGATCCAGTTCCTGTCGTGGACGTTCCTGCTCCAGTCGTAGAACAACCTACACCTGTACCAGACGTACCTCCTACAGAATAAAAGCAAAAAGAAACGTGCTACAAACTTTGGGGTGAGGGAAGAAATTCCCTCATCTCTTTTTATTTGCGCGACGTTGCTTACGCTTCTTAGATCCTACCTTACGACGTCCAGTTCTCGGACGATTTTTGTGAGGATGTGCCATCAATTACCTTTCCCATTACAAGCTGATTCAACAAACGTAACAGAGCCCGATCGAAATCCGATTGGAGTCTTCTGCCTATACGTCGAGGTAACAAACGTCTCTCCTGCCAGAGCAGGTCGAGTTGCATACCACAACGAAGAATCTGAGTCCTTCCAAGACGAATGCATATACTTCTGCCCACATGGCAGATCAACACGCATATCAGCCCATCCAGAACGCGATGCGAACTGATCACACCCTGCTAGTGCTGCAATTGCCACTACGACAAAAGGTATTACGAACAACGAAACTTTCATAACAAACTCCAAAAATGGTGCAAGCGGTAGGAATCGAACCCACATTGACTCAGTTATGAGCTGATGGTCTTAGCCGTTAGACGACGCTTGCAGATTGGTGCTCAGAGTCGGAGTCGAACCGACAAGCGGACGGGTTTGAGCCGTACAGGTATACCAATTCCCTTCATCTGAGCAGGCAAAGGGAGACCGTCGAGTACGCAATACCTGTGTAACGACGGTCCCCTAACTGTATTATATATTACATGGAGTCCTCTCAATCGCTAAGATTTACTGAGATCCATAAAAATTATATCTAAAAATTCGATCTATAAGAGCTAATTAAAGATAACGGTCACATGATACACCTCCAGTGTTGAGTTGTATTGCTGACTATTTGATAGTAGCATAGACCGCGACAGATGTCAACATCTTTTATTTCACACTGAAAACAATCAACTAGTATGGTCAGTGCGATATACGCGCGGTCCTGACTCTGTATCTATAGTCTGATACCAATCGGAAGTCAACTGATTTCTGTCTCCGGAATATTCTGAAAGATCAATCGGTTCTCCAGAATTAAATCCTTTAATGCTGTTAGGAGTGGGACCTACACCATCTCCTGTGTATTGCCACAACCAATACTTAGTAAAGCCCTTCGGCAATACATACTTCGTTGAGTATTGGCATAGCCACAACTTCTTTGATGTTATGAACTTGAAGTCTTCAGCGTTCAATTGTCCAATCGATTCTTTCAATCTATTTCCTGAATAGATTGCACATGGCTTGCCTGTGTTCTTTTCAACGATCTTGATGAACTCAACTGCCTGATCAATATCCATTGCAGAACTATAATCTTCATAGTCAAGGCACAGAAGCGTCTGATCATCTGGCTTGCACGACTCTAGAAAGTTATCCGCTTGTTGTGCGGCTGAATCGCCCGAGTTGAAATGATATGCACCAAACAACAAGCCAGCGTCTCTCGCCTTCTGCTTGCGTTCGTGGTACTTGGGGTCTTTCATAGAGACTCCCTGAGACGCCTTGTGAATAATAGCCCAAACACCCGCAAGACTTGCGTTTTTGAACCCATCAGCTGTCACGTCATTTCCATGATAAATGTCGATTACTCTTGGTATCATGTTAAGTGGCCTCTTCTAATTTTGCATTGAATCCAAGAATTGTAAAACTCATCGGATAGTAAGCAATCTCTATTAAGAATTTGTTTAGTCTCGTGATATGTCATCCAACCTTTTGACTTGCATAAGATCAAAATGTACTTGGTTACTGTATCACCATTTGCAATATCATTATTCAATTGATCATTAGAACCAGTATACGTTAACCAGTCAGAAGAAACTCTTTTAGATTTCTTCTTATTGTTCTTCTGGTATCTCTTGGACTTGGTAAACAATTTTTTACCAATGTAACGCTTACCGTTAGTGTTATTAACAATCTCGTATACGAATCCGACAGAACTGCCGATCATTTCTTCCGTAAAAAGAATTTCATTATAAATCCACATTATTATTCGTCAAGCTCATCTACATCTTCTTCTTCAGGATAAATTTCTCTGAACACTTTGTCGTATTGATCATCTTTGCCAACACACTCATCTAGCGTGTCCCAATCATGATCAGTGAATGCGTCAACCATTTTTGAATAAATAGCATAACGCTGAGCATCGTCGCAATCTGCATCATTCAGTGCGTCGATCAAATCATTAAATAAGGACGATCCGGAACCCCAACCCATTTAAATATCTCCGTAATTGTAAGGAAAACGCAATGCAAGCAATCAAAGATTTTTTTAGCTTAATCTTATCAAAAGCTCTATCAGTAAAAGGTCTAGTAGTTATAATTACTGCTATAATCCTATTTATATCCGCAATGATCGGGATGAACCCTTCAATCATCTCTTCTCTGCCATCAATGCCTTCGATGCCATCAATTCCTGGCTTTCCGAAGATGCCTGATGTTGTTCCTGACATGAAGCTGCCTCCTTTTGATCCTCCTAAGGAAACAACGATCGTGGTTCCAGGTCCGTCAATGCCTACTATCGTTATTCCTGCTCCTTCGAATGGTCCAGCAGTAGCAACGACTGCATCTCCTACTATTATTGAATCAGATGCAATTTCTAAGGTATACAATCAGTATGGCGCAACTATGCCTATCAGAAATTCTGTAACAGTCTGCTCTGGATATGGATGCCAGACAATTCAGAAGTTCGTTTGGAATGCACGTCTATATGATGCAGTAAAGTCGTTCTTCAATAATGTGAATAATGCAGAACAAGAACGTAAGGCAATTGCACTTGCAATCGGGTTCGTAGAAACAGTTGTAGGACCAGCCACTGGCACAACAAACGATAGACCTTCTATCGATATGCGTGGAAGTGGTGATCCTACACAGATGGATTGCGTAGATGAAGCTCTGAATTCTACTTCATATATGATCCTTATGCATCAAGCTGGACTAATTAAGTTCCATAATCTTTCCGCTCCAAATTGGAAGGGTGGATTCATGAAGTGGACTCATTACGCTGCTGTTATCACTGACGTTGCAACAGGTGTGCAATGGGCTGTTGATTCAGGAGTTGGTAAGAGCGGAGAGATTCCGCTGATCATTGAGTATTCGAAGTGGTATAAGTAACACCCATAACCAAAGGGTATCCATCCACTTTTGCTCTTCCTGCTGTAATGTTGGGCTGTGCTTTAATTTCTTTATTAGAGAAAGTCCAACATTCACCGGTTTCGTCAATGAAAACTACCCACATCAAATCATGTTCAAAACCATAATCAATTAAGAAATGAGCAACGCCTTTGCCCTTCGGAGTAATGAGGGGCAAAGGCGGATCTATTCTAGTAATCATATCAAATAAAGCAAGCAGCTTCTCCTGTTTCAGTTACTCCAGCACATGCTGCAGCTCCTGTTGTGTCTACATCAATAAACTTCTTCTCCTTAAGCTGTCCAACCCAATCAATGTTGTCTTCCAAGCTTTGCTGAATCTTTTCCCAGCGATGAAGAAGATATACGTCCTTCAAGCAATATTCAGTCTGCGTGTTATCATCACCAAAGTAATTAGATGCAAACTTCTCGAATCTTCTGATCCAATCCTTCTTTAGATTGTTGACAGAATTGTCTTCCGAAATGTCTTCACCAAATCCACGAACAGCATCACATGCAGCCCACAGATTATCAAATGTCTTCTGAGCATCAACAATCAATCCAGATGCGAATAGAGATCCTACTCCATAAAGATTGACAATTTGATCCATCGTCATTACTTTTGTGTTTGGTGCTTGATTGTAGATCTTGTCTCCCATTTCTGAGATGAACGAGATTCCTGCAAAATACTTTCTGTTCTTATAAACGTATGATGCAACTTCTTCCCAATCATCAACAATAATTGTATTAGAAACATTGTGACGAACAGTAGGATCAACGCAAAGGTCAACGTCTGTGCCTCCTTCTACCCAATGTTGCTGAGCTTTCTTAACTAGCTCAAGATGCTTAACACCAATCAGATCAGACTTGAACAGCGATCCTTCATTAGCAATAACAGGGAACGAAACAACATAGTCTGAATTAGCAGCAGACCACACAGACTCTTCTACCATTGCAGGATTGATCTTCTTGATCAACTGAGCTACCTCTGTATCCTTATTCAACTGAATATTTCTAAAATACATAGGAGAATGGTCAGGATGAATTCCAGAAGGGGTCCTAAGTAGGACAGAAGCATTCCCAGAAGGTTTAACACAAGTCGCCCTAGCTGCTGGATTAATTCCCAACATCTTCGCAACAAGTTTGTTAGTTTCCAAGACGATCTTTGCGCCATTCTCTAGAACCTTCTCATCAAATAGAATTTGTGGATTGGAAGTCCACCCAGTGATAGAAACACCCAGAAGTGCCTCTCTTTCAAAGATTTTACGTGTCACACCCGAAAGGAACTTGAAATCCGTGTATCCGGCCTGCAAAGTGCCGAGAATCGACGCTGCGCGACATGCATCATAGAACGTTTCGGCATCAGAACATACGCCGCCATTGATTTCAGTTAGATTGCAACCCTGAAAGCCAGAGACACCATCTAGCTGAGGAAACATTCCAACTTCAACGCATGGATTGTAGCAATGCTCTGTTGATTCCGCAAATACGAAACCTGGCTCACCAAATTGTTTGATTTTTTCGAAGATAGAAGAGAATAGAAGAAGATGCTTAGGATTAGAACGAACGATTAGTGCTGAGTTATTTGAACGAGCTCTCTGTGGATTTTCAGTGAACCAATTACCTGTCTTTGCATTAATCATTTCTTCGTCGTCTGGTGAGAACAAGCAAATTGTTGCAGAACGACGCACACCACCTGCAAGTACAGCATCTGCTGTATGCATTACAATGTCATACACTTCGATTGGCTTCAATTTAGATCTCTTTGCCAGAAGAACTTTTCCTTGCAGAATATGTTCGATTCTGTCTAGAGCTAGACGTAGAGGATCTGGACCTGGCGCTTTGAATCCACCAGAGATCTTAGCACCCTTCTGTCTTACCTTAGAAAGATCGAAGTATACGCGATGCCCTCTGTATTCAGGATGCTTTCCGTGATCTTCAAAGAACGACGAAAGAAGAACGTCTAGAGCAGTAGCCCATCCCTCAATCGAATCATCAACAACGTGGATCTTAGGCTGCTTAGAACGTGCAATAACATTAGGAAGCTTTTCTACGTGATGTCTCTGAACTGAGAAGCCAGCTCCAGCACCACACAACAAGATGTAAAAGATTTCACCAAAGAATTCTGGACGGTCCGCATAAGAAGACGTGCAGTTTCCTGTTAAAATGCCTCCTTCAAGGATGAATGAGTGGTCATCTTCAACCTCAAGACACCACACAATTCTCTTTTCAAGGCGTTGAATATTTTCTACTGTCCAGTGGGCAGATCCCTTTGTTCCATATGTCGAAGTCAGCGAAAAAGTCGTTCCTGTTTTTTGATATTCGATTCCATTAATAACTGAACTGCAATTGTCCCAATCACGTTCAGAAACGACCCACGCGCCGACGAGCGGGAACACATTTCGAATAAAGTCTTGAGTAATTGAATTAACTTGATATATACTTGAAAAAGATTTACCAGAATTTGACCAATATGAACAAGATTTTTCTCCATCAGCGTCGAGCAATCCGCGAACAAATGCCGTTAAGTTCTCAATGCTTTCTGAAACGGATGGCAGAGTTTTCAAATATGTTCCTGTATAAACAAATATATCGCCGTCTAATGACAGATTTGTAGATGTATTAAATCCCATTTCAACAAATCGAGATTCAAATCGAACTTTAGGACCACACAGTCGAACTAAAGAATATTTTCCGGCTGCTCCGTTAGAAGTAACCGTGCCATCTCCATATACAAATCCATAGCACCACATTAATTTTTGTTCAATCGTCGATGTTTCCCATTTAAACTCTTCAAAATTGGTATCTTTGATCGATTCTAATCTATCTCCAATGTGCAATTCGTTCGTGCGTTTCCCCCCTGCAAGGATCCACTGATGATTTGCAGTAGCAATTACTTTACGAGTTGTTTGCTTGCGTTTCAACGTAATTGTATTTAACATCTGAACGCCATGATTGCGTACAATAGCACGCTTCCACTGTCCGGTGTGAGTTTTAACTAATGTTTGATCCCCGTCATTAAAATTTGCAAATGATTTAATCCCTTCTCTTGTCAAAAAACGAGTATCAACATCAAAACAGTTGTACATACGAAGCTGATGCTTGAACAATTGTTCTCCACCAAACTGAAGAGCTCTCTGAGCACCGAGAACATGCTGCTTCTTGTATGAAGCAGTAGCAGTGTTGATCAGTTCGTTCAGTTGAGGATTAGAAGTAATCTGCTTTGCATAGTAAGTACGATGCATATTCATAACGCGATCGACTGACTGGTCCCAACTTTCATAGTGTCCGGTATCATCATTGAATCTTGAGTAACTCTCATAAAACTTGGCCTCGGACAATAGCTTCTTAGTGTCTTTATACATCTTTGATGATACCTTTCGTTTTTAAACTAAATCTTTTGCATCTGCCTGTGAAAGGAAACTATACTTGCGTTGTAGAATTTCCCAAACCTGAAACGCAATCTCTCTGTGTTCTTCTTGCGTTCCCTTCTTCATTCTCACTGCACAATATGTAATCCAATTGCGCAAATAACCATTAACGTACATTCTCGACACAGTCAATCCTTCTGGGAGGACTACTCGAGCCTGTTCTTTAGCAATTCCGGCGTCAATTGCTTTTTTGTATACGCGCTGTGCGAGATCGATAACTTCGTTCAAGTCTTTCATCCACTCGGCACGCAATAAGTTATCGTCAGAATCATACATGTTAAACATGATAGAGTTCTGACGATTTTTAGGGTCTTGTTTTCTTGGTTCTCGTGTGACAAACCCTAGTGATGTTGTTGGGTCTGCGTATCTTTGGCTGAATTCTTGGTACTTGAATCCGTGACGTAGCATCTGTCTGCCAATGTCTCGAGTAGTCTCTACTTCAAATACCAAATTGACCATCTCGAAGATTGACCAATGTTTGTTTTTTAAGCAATAGCCAAGAAGCTTTTCTGCTGTATTGAAATTGGATTGATTGGAAGGATTAGATACTCTAGCGCAATATGAAATCAACTTTTCGGACTCATCTAGTCCCAATTCTGTTCTGAATTGCTCTAGATTTTCTGGCTGAGTTGTAGCAATCAATTTAACAGATGTAGTCATTCACTTTCTCCAATTAATAAAGTCATAATGATCGAACTTACCATATATGATCAGTCCAATCGGGAATGGCCATATGATAGCCCATCCAATGCATGTCAAGAAAAGCTCATAGTAGCTGTCTGAGCGCACATATTCGCGATTGAGACGAATAGCGGCCCAGAACAACAATAAAGTAAAGACGAATCCAATCGCCCAAGCCCATGCTAAGTAATATAGCATACCTTACTCCATTCAGCTAACTTTAATTTTGCTTGCAGTCCAGAAAATACATTTTCATCGATAACTGCCTTAATCTTTTCGCTTGCCTTCTTGATAAGTTCCGTCCTACAATAACCGAGAGGGGGAACATATGAAAGAACCATGTCATTGACATCTTTCTGACCTGTAGAAGGAGGCCAGATGCAAATTGAATAACCACCTTCAATTGCAGCACGCATGTTGTTGACA